GGCCCACACAATTCAAGTCAAATGTAAGTCCATCCTTACAATCTAATTGCCCTAGCAAGATTGTAAGCCTTAAATTCCTCCTTACATTTAACCTAGTTCACTAAAATTATTCGACAAAGTAAACTATAAACTATTAGAATTTTACTACACTAAGATAATTTGTGAATTCTACAAAGACAAATTAAATAACATATACACGCACAATAAGACAAGTGTTATATATACAAACAAGTTTTAAAATAAAACTATAAAAATTTAAGTAAGATAATTTTGAAATCCTCTCATACCTTGGCTCCCTCCTGCACCAAAATTGCTAATAGCGGTACCTGAAGGTGGTGGGAATATGTAAGAATAACAAAAAGAGTCATCTCCACCGATAAAGGTTTGGACAGTAGTAGTTCCACTAAACTTATAAGTCCAATCAGTATAATTAACTCCAGCTGGATAAGACAAATTTCGATTTAATCCGAAAGTAGCTCCAGTAATTTGTGGCATTTCCAACTCTCCAGTTGGTTTAACTGCAGATGTAGTATCAGTAGTCGTCATCCAATACCCAGAATTTGGATCTTTAAGAAATATACCAACATTATTTTGATTCTTATTGAAATATTTCAACCGAAATCCACCACGTCTAAATAAATAGAAAATTTGCCATAAATAGATTCCATTATACGTATTTGCTACTCCATAAGACCATCGAGGCCATATAGTAATATCACCAGAAGAACCACTGGGAGCTCCGTAACTATACATAACATGTGTAAGATCTCGTATAGATTCAGGTGACTCAGCAGCAGTAAGACCATCAATTATGTATTGTTTCATACTTGGATGCAATGGCAGAAAATCCACCTTAAAATCTTCTCGTGGGATACTATTTGGTGTAAATGTGACTTGTAAATCTCTGGGACTGGCAACTCGAAAATCTGGTCCAGCAGCTTTATAGCTAAGTACATCAATAGAGGTAGGACCAGTGGATACTGGTTGTGAAAAGGATAAAACTGCCATCCACAATACAAAATCTGGCACTTGGCCTGTACGCATCATAGGACTATGATCACTATAAGGTATGGTAAAATCAACTCTGGTAGTTCCATTTATATCTACAATTTTATGATATCCAGATTGCCATCCATTTCCATCTGTTGGTGCAGAGGCAGGAGCTAAGTAAAAAACAACCTTAACATTATGCATTTTGGATGCAACGAAGTAAAACTTGTACTTGATACTACCACTCCAAAAATTAAACATGGAAGCAATATAATCTACATATGTAGCATCTGCAATATCAATCAAATTAGATATAACAGTAGGAGTGTATGCAGATGTGATACTAAAATTATTAAAAGACTGCGGTGTTGAAGCTACAGTTAAAATTTTACTCTCATCATCTGGTCCATTTGTATAATTTACTTCACCCAAAGATGATTCAGGATCAATCAATGCAGCTTTCATAGTAGTTTGACCTTTTCCGTAAAAATCAGTTTGAAAATGAGAAGCTTGTGGTGTGTGATCTAAATTTAAAGAGCGTGGCTTATCAAAACCTAACTCTCTTTTAACAACGCGTGTAAAATTAGTTAAGTTAGGTGCCAATACATTAGCAGCTGCTGCAGCTACGTTGAAAACTTTTGAATAAGAAGAGTTTGTATCTTTATTATACATCTCCTTACTCTGTACTTTAAAATAATCACCGTCATCTGTAATCATCTTTCTAGGCTCAGACTTCTTTATCGCAGTAGGAGCAGTGGTTCTATATAAAGGCCATGACAATTCAACATCTACGAATTGAGCAGTAACATTAACAGTAATGGATTCAGTATTACCGTTTATATTTCTTAATGCTGCAGCCACTGTAAGAGTAAGAGCTCCAATTTCATCAGCATAATGATTAGTTGTGTCTAGGTATCTGCCAGGATGGATAAATGGAAAAGTCATGATTAAGGCATTGCATTCTTCATAAAAAAGCAGACCATGATCTCTACCACTTCTAGGTTGAAACGCATCAACATTTGTATCAGTACCTAACTTAAGAGGATACCAATCAGCTGCTAATGCACCATAATCAAAAGAACTAGCAGACGTACGAATAGTAACTTTAACTCCAGCTTTAAATCCTTGATAATATTCAGAAACTTTTCCTATAAAATCAATAGCAAACAAAGCATGTGGAAAATTAAGCGTTTGCAATACTGTACTACGAGCTTGCGAAGAACTAATGGTACCAGTATAAATTAAATATTCTCGCTCTAAAGCTTTATTATAATTGTATGTTTCTACATTATTCATATTGACAATATTAGTAGAAACATCATCAGATTTCATAACTACAGGATTTGAATCCACATAGTTACCAATACGCGTGGTTTGTGTTAAAACAGGGTCATCCATGCCACGGTCCATGGGATTGATTGTTGGTTCAGTTGTTTCAGGAAATAAAACTACAAAAGATTTTATGTCTCTCGACGGTTCAGCATCTTGTGCTGTGAAATAGCAAAATGTATCCTCTTGCCAAGGTTCATAATACATTGGGTCACACTCTTGGATACGAAATCCAAAATTAACGTGTTTTCCAGCAACATATTTGCTTTCGAAATAATAATCAAAAGACTTAATACTTGAACTAATAACATTATACAAATCTGGCATACGCTTACGCACAGCATTTAAGAATTTGTCAATTAGCTCATTAAATTCTTCTCGTCCAAGATGAGAAGCTTCAACAGCAAGAGATTGAGCTGAAGAAATCATAGCAACAGATTCTTCAGTTCTGTCAAGCCAGTAAATACTTTCACATATAGTAGTTTTTGACAATGGAGCATGACAAATCGAATCATACATTTTAAAACTACGTCCTAAATACGTAAAAGTATCAATAGTATCCACTATTCTAACACCAGTCTTTTTGGAAGAATGTGTATATTTCATCTTAAAGCGTCTCCATATTGGTTCAGTTAAATCCTCAGCAGTGTAACCATCAGCATCTAAACCTGATCCGTTGTCATCACCATATACTGCCATCTCAAATTGATCCTCTCTAAGCCCGAAATCTTCAGTAAATACGATATATAAGATGAACATCAAACAAACTGAGTTTAAAATTGATGTAAAAGGATTGCCAGAAGGATTACCCTTAGTCAATTGATAGATAAATTCATAAACAACATGTTTAGAATAAACTATATATTCAATTAATTTTCGGCGTATTCTAGCATTTTCTTCTCCATCATCGTACCATCGATTGACCACTTCACAAAATGCCCAAATTAAATCAGCATGAACAGTACCATCGTAATTTTCAAAATCTCCGCTAATTAACGATCGTGCTTTGCGAAGTATTCTCGCTCTTAATTTATGCCAATCTAATGAGTGAGGATCAATTCCGACACTAATAGGATGTGTGGATGCTTTACTTTGCACAAACATAGCAAAATCCAAAAAATACATTCTAGCAAGGATTAAGTAATGTAATGGACAAGCAGAAAAAAGGCGAGTTTTCCCCTTTAAAACTTTCTCTATAGGTCTAGTTTCAACTTTGAGTAAGTCACAAAAAACAACATCTATGTCTTCTCCATTTTTGATTCTTTCCAAATCACGTAAAATCCTTTGAAGGAAAGAGTCCTCATACTGCAATACTCCATCTTCATCACGAAAGATGTAAGGACTCTTGCCTTTCATTCTAGCTAAGTTAAAGGGCCACCCAGGAGAAGTGTTCAATATTATAGAAGGAATACCAAGTTCAGGATTTCCTCTCAAAGCCTCATAAACATCCAAAACTCTTTTAGTTCCTCCTTTATACAAATTCAAAAACCATGTGTACATACGCTCTGGAAAATTAATCTTGTCACAAGGTTCTTGACTCATTTTCTTTAAAGCTAAAACAAGAGGATCGACAAATTCGCCATCACTATTGATAAAAGGAACTAGTATAGCTGGTATTTTAACTGGATCTTCTTCTGGTGGTTCTTCAAATACATCTTCATCTGTAACCCATCCATACATTCTTGATTTTTTTAATGTATCTTTTCTAGGAACGTAATGTACATCTTTAGTAATCTCATATTTAGTAAAAGGCAAATTGGTTGGTTCTAATTCTTGTGTTGTAAATAAATCTTTACCTTGTTCTAATAACTTATCAAAACTAGATTGTGTAAATGGCAACGCAACACCATAATAAGTAGTACCACGCTTTTGTTCTCCACAATGCATACCTACTATTATAGCCAACCCATTAGGGCCTTCCATTGTAAGCAAAGCACCAGAATGTCCATTTTCACATCCACCAAAATATGTAACAGGTCGTTCAACAATGTATGATTCACCATATTTTGTGGTGTAAGGATGGGGACCATCAAAAGCAGCTCTATTAACTGATAAGATTTCTGCTTGTCCATCTTTCCGTACCATAATCATCTTCATAGCTCTACCTGCATCAATTTCTTCCCAGTGTTGAGGTTTCCACAAATGGTTGTACATCTGCTTTGGCATATTGCTCTTATCTGGTAATTCAAACATGTATAAATCCTCATTTAATGCTTTAATACTTTTAAGAGGCATAAGGAAATAAGAATGACCCTGAAACCAAGTCATGTCAATATACATCTCTCGACCTTGAAATCGATTAATAGAATGAGCAGTACCAACCATAAATCCATCTTTGAGATGCGACCATTTAGAATCACTGTAAACATTGCCAGCTGCATCTTTAATTGTTATATGAGCTAAACATTTAGTTAACGCGAGATTAGCATTAAGGAAGTTGTGTTCAGAAGATTGCACTTCAAACTTATGTTCTATGATTTTTTGTTTAACGTGCTTTGAAATAGGCTTCTTTCTATATTTTCTAGCATAATAATCTGCATCATAAGCTTCAGTTTTAAATTCATTAGAATTAGAACTATTCCATGTATTGAACAATGAATATGCGGTACATCCAATAGTCAATGTTGTAGCTAGAAATACAAATCCATAAAACATGTTTCTATAAGTTTTATTGCTTTCTGGTATAAATTTATTAAAGTAGACACCCATGTAATCACTAATATCAGAAGCTAAACTTTGTTCAGTGAATGTGCTAGATTGATTTGTAGGTAGATCAACTCCAAATGGATCATCACTATTCAAATAAATTTCTCTAATACGCTCTTTAGTATAATAAGTATCCTGTAATGCGCGCATGTTCTGCTGACATTTTCTTGCTAGAAAAACTAATTGCTTACATGTGTAAGTTTTACCAACTGCTTCTGGAAACCAATTACATTTATCTACACGAAAAAGTTCGTGTTCTATGTGATTGCGCATATCATATTTAATATCTCTATGTATAATGATGTGCATTCGTCGCCAAAATGCATTATTATCTTGCAAGCCTGCTAATAACTCACATTGTTTATAACCATTGTTTGCAACGTTTGTAGACAAATAAATAACTTGCGAATTAAAAAACATCTTTCCCTTAGCTTCACATTCAGCCATATTCAATGGATAAGGCATAGTATTAATCATTTTAATAAGCATTTCGGCTTGTAATGCCCTAACTGAAGGATCAGCATTAGCAAATAATTCATCAAACATAAAGTGATATTGTCCATCATAAGTATCAAAATACTCGGTTGCAGGATTGTAGGTAAAAACTTTAGATTCGTCAAAATCGAAACCATTTAGTATACTCAATCCTTTAGCAATATGTTTAATCGCGGTAGATTTACCACACTCAGCTGGTCCAGTAAACAATATGGTTAAAGGTTCTTGACGTTCACATGTACCCTTAAGTAACGGTTTAGCTTTCAAAGACATTCTTTCCAAGATTATTCGTTTCTTATCAAAAAGTCGTGATAAATGTGTTGAAACTCTTTCCATTTTAATATTGTTATTCAAATCATTAGCTTTATCCATAACTTTCAAAACTTCCCTACATAACTCATGGTTTGTAACCAAATGAATTTCATCTTGTAAATTAGAATCAACGAATGTTATAACGTCCAGCAATTCTTTACCAAACTTGGCAATATCAGGATTAAAAGGATCATAATCAAACAACTCTCTACCAATCCATGATATAATGCCCTTAATCATTGAGACTTTATCTTCCCAGAAGCGCTTATTATAAAATATATATTGGAATCTGGTGTTAGCTTGTTGCATTTCTAATTGACTCATATCATCACTCTTAAAAATATTCAAAACATCAACAAAAGGAGCAATAAAATCAGTAATACTATCGAACGCTTGTACTGTAAATCTATCTGGATCATCAAATTCGTCTACATTATTTCTCTCAAACAAATCATCTACTTTATCAGATGGTACTCTCAAATCTTTACCTTTCCATCTAATATTAATTTCATTTACTTGTTCTAATGCGTAACCTGAACATTGAAACAACTTGTCTTTAAATGTCAGTAATAATTGTGGATACATAATAAGAACAGTAGAGAGTTGATTAACTGCTTCACCATATCTACCATAGCAAGCTAAATAAATTGATTCTGCCATAAGCTTGATTGCTCCAGCCATTTTAGTATAAGAGTCTGGAATATTAGATGTTCCATTTACAAAATTTTGAATAGTATCCATCACATTATTAATAGAATCCAAGCCATTTTTAGCAGAATCAACAACTTTATTAGCTTTGTCAATGACAACTTGCGTTTGCGGCGCATATTTCTCAAAGTGTTTTTCAAGGTCACCAATAATTGGTTCAGCTTTCTCACACAATTTTGTTACAAGTTCAACTTTTTGTTTAGCTTGATTTA